CGCCAAGCAGCACAAGTTCATGGAGGCGGTGGCCCACAATCCATCGTTTGCCAAGAAAGCAGGAGTCCCACAGTCCGTGGGCAAAGATTTCAGCAACGCCGATAAAGGCAAAACTTTTAAAAGAGGTGGTGATGTGGCTAAAGCAAACCCTTTCATGGAAATGATTGCTAAGAAAAAAGCAATGGCAGCAGGTAAAAAAGAAATGCCAATGAAGAAGATGGCAAAAGGCGGCGGCATCGAGACCAAGGGTAAAACCAAGGGCAAGATCATCACCATGAAATCCGGCGGAAAGATGTGCTGAGATGAAAGCCAGTCGCGGTATGGGGGCTATCCTGCCCTCCAAAATGCCTAAAGGCGTCCGCAAGGCACGCCGGGACGACACCGACTTCACTGAGTACGCCAAGGGCGGGCAGGTGTGGGACAAACCCAACCCGGCTAAAAAACACAAACCGTTGAGTTTGGCGCAGAAGGCGTTTGCCAAAGCCACGGCCAAGAAGTCTGGGCGTCCGTATCCTAACCTCGTCGATAACATGCGGGCAGCGAAAAAATGACCACAACCGGCGCTACATCGTTCAACCCTGACTTCACGGAGATTGCCGAGGAAGCATGGGAGAGGGCTGGCCGTGAGATGCGTTCTGGCTACGACCTGCGCACTGCCCGCAGGTCCATGAACTTGATGACCATCGAGTGGGCCAATCGTGGTCTGAACATGTGGACGATTGAGGCTGGGTCTTTCCCGCTGGTGCAGGGATTGAATACTTATCCGCTGCCATTGGATACTATTGACCTGTTGGATCATGTGATCCGCACGGGCGGCAACAGCGCCACCACTCAAGCTGACTTGTCCATCACGCGTATTAGTGTTTCTACCTACGCCACAATCCCCAACAAGTTAACCCAAGCCCGGCCTATTCAGGTCTGGATTCAGCGTTTGTCTGGTGAAACCAGCACGACCACTTTGACGTTGGCAAGCACTATCACCAGCACAGCCACCACACTTACCCTAAGTTCGACTGTGGGACTAGCATCATCTGGCTACATCAAGCTGGACGACGAAACCATGTACTACGGCTACATTGACGGAAACACTTTAAACAGCATATTTCGCGGGCAAAACAACACCACGGCAGCGGCCCACACCGCCGCAACAGCCGTTTACGTGCCCCAGCTACCCGCTGTAACTGTGTGGCCGACTCCGGATGGGTCCACCTCCTATGAATTTGTCTACTACCGCATGCGTCGTGTGCAAGATGCTGGCGCGGGTGTGGAGACTGCGGACATGAACTTCCGCTTCCTGCCCTGTGTTGTGGCAGGGTTGGCCTACTACATTGCAATGAAGGTTCCTGAACTGCAAGGACGCATGGAGATGCTCAAATCGGTCTACGACGAGCAGTTTGGCCTTGCCGCAGGTGAAGATCACGAGAAAGCCGCGTTGCGCCTTGTGCCAAGGCAGTCCTTCATTGGGGGGAGTACTCCGTAATGACGAAGCGGGCTAAGAAATTTTCAGGAGAAAGCGGGAGCTATGTGCTCCCGTCTCAAATCCGTACTTTTGTAAGTACGTTAAGTGGTGACACGTCGCCAATTACTGAAAAAAACTTTAGTGCGTCCGAAATAAAACAGATGCGCGATGCGGTCTTACGCTCAAAAGAACGCCAACCGACAACTAAAAAAGTATTTAAAAACGGAAAAGTAACAGAAGTTCCCCGAGCACTAGACCCAACGGTAGACTACAAAGACTATGGGGAAGATGCGGATCGGGCAGTTAAAGATTACAGCCCCCTACCGTCTGATGCAGCGCGTAATACGCTTGGGCGTTTTCGGTATGAAAAAACACCGGAAGGGCGGCTTGTAGCACATGATAGTTATGATTTTAAAGATGATTTAGTCAGCGAAGGCGCTCCTCGGTCGGCTGAGTATGAAAAACTTAGCAAATTTGAGAAAGCAAAGAAACTTGCAAAAGATACGGTAGATTTACCAAATGGTCTACTGTCGTTGCCAAGTCGCGTTGGCAGCGCTTTTATTGGTGCAAAGAGCCGTCCTGTGCGAGTAGACTTGGGCGAAGCATCATTTAAAAAAGGCGGTAAAGTCTCTAAACTTTCTTCCCGTGCCGATGGGATTGCCCAACGGGGCAGGACTAAAGGAAGGTTTGTGTAATGGGTAATCGGTTCTCCTCTGGCAAGTTTTCAATTGCCGAGTGCGATCGGTGCGGGCAGCGTTTTAAACTCAAACAGCTTAAAAACGAGGTCATCAAGACCAAGCTGTATCAGATCAAGGTGTGCCCAGAGTGCTGGGACCCCGACCAACCGCAGTTACAGTTGGGTATGTATCCGGTGGATGACCCTCAAGCGGTTCGTCAACCCAGGCCAGATACAACCTACGTGACTTCGGGTATCAACGCGGGCGGCTTTCCGTCTGGTGGGTCAAGAGATATTCAGTGGGGCTGGAGACCGGTGGGCGGGGCCAGCTTTTTTGATGTGGATTTAACGCCAAACTACTTGGTGGCAACCACAAGTGTTGGTACAGTAACGGTAAGCGTAACTTAGGAGCAGACATGGATAAGAAAGATATGGCACAAGACAAGGCGATGATCAAAAAAGCCTTTTCACAGCACGATGCCCAAAAACACAAGGGTGGCAAGGGTACTGCCTTGAAACTTAAAAAAGGTGGGCCCACCAGCATGGACCGTAAAACATACGGTAAAAATTTGTCTCGGGCAATGAACCAGAAATCTGGGAGCAAATAATGGGTAAATTTAGCAAAAAAATGATGGGCAAGGAAGTTGGTTCTGCCAGCGTTTACGCTCAACCGCACACCATGGACGGCAAGCCCGGCGTGGCTATGCGCCCCAAAGCAGCCATGCCTCGTAAAGCCGACTGGACTCCCATGGACGGCGTGAGCATCGGTAACAACGATGACGTCAAGACCAGCGGCATCAAGATGCGCGGTACTGGCGCGGCCACCAAAGGTGTGATGTCCAGAGGCCCAATGGGTTGATGTAACCATGGCAATGACTTATGCCCAGCTTGTAGTCGCTGTCAGCGATTATTGTGAGAACACGTTCGACACAACGGACATGAACACAATGATTAAGCAGGCTGAACAGCGTATATACAACACGGTCCAGATTGCGAACTTGCGCAAGAACGTGACCGGAACGCTCACGGCTAGTAATAAGTATTTGTCGTGTCCAAATGATTTCTTGTCTGTGTATTCGCTGGCTATCTATCCAAGCGGCGGGGGAAGCTACATCTACTTGCTCAACAAAGATGTGAACTTTATGCGGGATGCGTATCCCAATCCTGCTACAACCGGTACGCCCAAGCACTATGCAATATTTGGCCCCGTAACTAATTTGGATACCGAACTGTCCCTTATTCTTGGGCCAACACCAAACAGTGCCTACGGCGCTGAACTGCATTACTACTATTACCCAGAGTCCATCGTGACGGCCTTGACCACTTGGTTGGGGGACAATTTTGACTCTGCTCTGCTGTATGGGACGCTGCTTGAAGCCATTACCTACATGAAGGGCGAGAAGGACTTGGTTGAACTCTATCAAGCGCAGTACTTGCAGGCAATCACGCTGCTCAAGAACTTGGGTGATGGCAAGCAACGCATGGATGCGTATCGGGATGGGCAGACTAGGATCAAGGTAAGCTGATGTCCATTGTTCAGACCCAGACCACCAGTTTTAAAGCGCAGCTTTATCAGGGCATCCATGACCTGACCACGGATGTGATCAAGATCGCCCTGTACACAGCCAACGTTAATCTAAACGAAGACACTACGGTGTATTCGGCAACCAATGAGGTGGCGGCTACAGGCACTTATGTGGCTGGCGGGGCAACAATGACCGGGATCACCATCAGCACATCTGGGTCTACGGCTTACGTTGGGTTTGCCAATGTATCTTGGACAGCGGCTCTGACGGCTCGGTGTGCTTTGATATACAACTCAACCCAGGGCAACAAGTCGGTGGCGGTTCTGGACTTTGGGTCTGACAAGACATCGACCACCACATTCCTAATTACAATGCCAGCCAACACATCAACCACGGCACTAATCAGGAGTGTTTGATGCCCAGGGGTTTTTCCGCTATCATGTCTCAAACCACTGCGTAAAGCAGTTTTCTTTAAGGGGTTTTAAATGTTTAATGAACAAGCACAGTCACAAGACTTTGTAGGGGCGGCAATAGCCTCGATCAAAGGTACGGATGAGAAAGCATCCGCAAAAGGTTACTTTACATTCCAATGTTTTGACAAAGATGGAAAATTAAAGTGGGAAGATGTAGCTCCTAACTTGGTGGTCAACGTTGGCCTACAGGATATGAACGCGCAGTATTTCAAAGGCTCTGCTTACACCGCCGCTTGGTATATTGGTTTGTGGGGTTCCGGCGCTACTAACGCTCCAGCTGCTGGAGATACATCCGCATCTCACGCTGGCTGGACTGAAGTTGTTCCATACAGCAATGCCACCCGCCCAGCAGCAACATTTGGTACAGCCACAACAGCCAACCCATCTGTGCAGACCAACTCCGCCTCTCCTGCTTCCTTTACGATCAATGCAACATCTACAGTTGGTGGTGCGTTTTTGATAAGTAACAGCACAAAGTCTGGTACTACAGGTATTTTGTTTTCCGGCTCTGACTTCACATCCCCCGGCGACCGCTCGGTTGTGTCTGGTGACACATTGAACGTGACCTACACATTCAGCTTAACAGCAACTTAATTAGGAGCTTAATCATGGCAACAACTTTCACAAAAGGCCAAGCCGTCAAAGTGCTGGCGGTAACCCCACAAGGCCCCGTACAGGCTCTACGCATGGATGAAGACGGCAATGTCTCTTATCTGGTGGAGTGGACTGATGCTGATGGCAATGCCCAACAGCGCTGGTTCGATGAGGCGCAGCTAGAAGCAGCCTAAACTGGCGTTTAGTTAAGCGGCTGGCTAGTGTCTTTTGGCGCTGCCCAGCCGTTTTGTTTTGGAGATAGACATGATTAAAATTGACTTTTCTTTTTCAAGCCAATACGGCACGTTTTCTGATGCCTTGCATTTGCCTGACGATCACGGGTTAACGCAAGCTGAAATTGATGCCATGCAACAGCAAAGATACGACAACTGGCTTGCTGTAATTACTGCGCCCCCTACTGAAGAAACTCCCACTGAGGAGGTCTAATGGCTGACCGCTATTGGATTCTTGGCACAGGTTCTTGGAGTAGCACCAACACGGTCAACTGGTCTGCGTCATCAGGCGGGGCTGGCGGTGCATCTGTCCCTACCGCATCAGATAACGTATTTTTTGATGCAAACTCAAACGTAGGAACTGGTGCATTCACAGTCACCATGGCAAACACGCCAAGGGTCTGTAATGATTTTTTAGCGTCAGGTTTAGATGGAACAATGACGCTTGCGGGTTCTGCTATTGGATTAACAGTATCAGGTAGTCTGACATTTCAAGCCACAAACTTTACTCGCACGTACACAGGCACAACCACATTTAATGCTACGACAACTGGTAAAACTGTAACCACCAATGGTGTTGCTTTTGGTGCAAGCATAGTTTTTGATGGTGTTGGTGGTGGGTGGACACTTGGTAGTGCGATTAGTTGCGGCACTAGCGACTTAACAGTTACCAACGGCACATTTGATACTTCAGTAAGTAATTATTCTGTTACTGCTGGTCGTTTGTTTTCAAATAACGCTAACTTAAGAACGATAAATTTAAACGGATCAACTGTTACTGTATCTAGTACTAGCCCTGTTACATTTACTACGTCAACAAACCTTACCTTTAACGTAGGAACATCAACACTTAATTGTTCTAACACATTTGCAACATTTACTGGTGCCGGGTTAACTTATTACAACGTATCTTTTACATCGGCAAACAACCAACCAATAATCACAGGCACAAACACGTTTAATAATTTATCCATAACCGGTAGAACAACTGTTGGTATTGGCGCAGTAAGTATTTTTGCAAACCAAACAATTAACGGAACATTTACAGTAAGTGCTGGTACTGCATCGGCATATCGCACATTTATTATATCTAGCGCTATTGGCACAACTCGCACATTAACTTGTGCTGCTGTATCTTTAACTGATGTTGATTTTAGAGATATAACTATTGCAGGTGCGGCATCCCCTGCTTCTGGAACAAGGTTAGGTAATTGCAAAGGAAACAGCGGTATTACTTTTCCTGCGGCTAAGACTGTTTACTATCGTGCATTTGTTTCTGCGGGTTGGGGTGGTACTGGTGGTGGTCTTTGGTCTGCTACATCAGGCGGTGCAGTAGACGGAACCATGTTCCCATTAGCACAAGACACTGCTGTATTTCCTGCGGCTACATATCCCGCATCTGGTTCAACGACAACTATCAGTGATCAGTACAACATTGGCACAATAGATATGTCGCTCAGAACGTCAAACACCCTGACGTTGGCAACATCAACTACTACACTACCAATTTATGGCAACTGGGTTAATGGTACGGGTATAACTTTATCCGGTACAGGAACACTTACATTTGCAGGGCGTACAACACAAACAATTACAAGCGCTGGCATATCATTTACTCAGCCTATAACGATTACCAGCCCAGGCGGTTCGGTTACTTTACAAGATGCATTAAATATTGGCAATAATACTTTAACACTTACCAACGGCACATTTGATACTTCATCATCTGGAAATTATGCTGTAACTGCTACTGGTCTATCTTCCAGCAACTCAAACGTAAGAACAATTAATTTAAACGGATCAACTGTTACTGTATCATCTAATACCCCGGTTACATTTACTACGTCAGTAAACCTTACATTTAATGCAGGAACATCAACAATAAATAACTCTGGCACAACGCTAACATTTTCTGGTGCCGGGTTAACTTATTACAACGTAGCATTTACATCTGCCGCAAAAACTATCACAGCAATAACAGGCGCAAATACATTTAATAATTTATCTATAGCAGGTCAGACTTCTATTGTTTCTCTTGGTCTTGCTCAATTAAGTATTAGCGCAGACCAAACAATCAATGGCACATTTACAGTTAGTGCAGGTACTGCATCAGCATACCGCATATCAGTTTACTCTAACACCTTTAACACTACTCGCACATTAACTTGTGCGGCTGTATCTTTAACAGACGTAGACTTTAGAGATATAACTATTGCCGGTGCGGCTTCCCCTGCTACTGGAACAAGAATTGGGAATGCTAAAGGCAATAGTGGCATTACTTTTACAACGGCTAAGACTGTTTACTATGGTCAAACAGGTTCTGCTAATTGGGTGGCTACAGGTTCAGGATCTTGGTCTGCCACATCAGGTGGTGCATTAGACGCAACCCTGTATCCATTACCACAAGATACTGCCGTATTCCCTGCGGCTACATATCCCGCATCAGGTTCAACGACAACAATCAATGGTGCATTGTTCATTGGAACAATAGATATGTCATTGAGAACGTCAAATACCATGACGTTGACAAATGGAGCTAACGCTTGTTCAATTTTTGGTAATTGGATTAATGGTACTGGCATTACATTAGCGGGTACTGGTTTGCTGTTTTTTTATGGACAAACAACACAACAAATCACAAGTTCTGCAAAAACATTTACTCAGCCTATTACAATTAATAGTGTAGGTGGAACTTTTCAATTGCAAGATGCGCTAACAACAGGCACAGGCGTAACAACAACATTAACCAACGGCACGTTAGACTTGCAGTCATACACATTAAGCATAGGTTTATTTGACTCTAACAACTCAAACACAAGAACCATTGCTTTTGGTACGGGTCAAATATCTTGTACTGGTACAGGTACTGTATGGACTACGGCAACAGTTACAGGACTGACTACAACAGGGACTCAAGTAGTTAACGTCACAAGTACAGGCTCTACTGCTATTACAGTACTCACAGGAGCGTTATCAGAAGCAAACTCTATCAGTTATAACTTTACTGGCGGTACATATGCGCTTGGGTTTTTAGGAGGAAGCGGCTACACAGCAAGAAATGTTAACTTTACTGGTTATGCGGGAACATGGGGGACGACATCTACAGGGGTGATCTATGGCAACCTAACGCTTGCCTCAGGCATGACGCTTTCTTCTAGCATTAACACTCTTTCTTTTAGAGCGACAAGCGGTACGCAAGCAATTACCAGCAATGCCAAGACAATGAATTTTCCTATTACGTTTAACGGCGTTGGTGGAACATTTCAACTTCAAGATGCACTAACAACGGGTGCTAATGGAGTCATCACATTAACAAACGGTACGTTAGATTTAAATGGTAAAACCTGTACTCTTGGATGGGATTTTATGACCGGAGCAGGAACAAAAAATTTAACCTTTAATGGCGGGACATTAGTATGCACGAGTTCATCAAGTACATTTTACAACATCAGCCCTTCAGGTTTTACTACTACAGCAGGAACTGGCACAGGCACAATCTCCATGACTGCCGCAACTGCCAAGACGTTTGTGGGCGGTGGTTCTACGTTTGATTGCACACTCAACCAAGGTGGTGCTGGTGCATTGACCATCACAGGCTCAAACACATTCAGCAACATCACCAATACACGTAAAAGCACAAGTGCGGCATCTATTTTATTTACTGCTGGCACAACAAATACTTTTACCAATTGGAACGCTAGTGGAGAATCTACAAGACTTTTAACCATAGGCTCAGTCACTGCGGCAAGCCACACATTGTCCAAGGCAAGCGGTACTGTAAGTTCTGACTTTCTGTCTATTAGCTTTTCTACAGCTACTGGCGGGGCAGATTGGTATGCAGGGGCAAACTCCACAGATGGGGGCAACAACTCTGGGTGGACATTTGCAGCGGCCCCTGGCGGTAATACTTATAACGTATATATTGAAGAAACTTCTTCTGGTGTAGATAGTGTTGTTGGGTATGCAATTTTTTACTCGGCTGTACAAGAGCTTGCGTCCGGAGTGGATCAGGCTGGTGCCGCATCAATATATCCCGGAAACATCATAGAGACCGCTTCCGGGCTAGACGCAGCAAGCACTACGTTCTCCGCAGGAGCTAGTGTTTCTGAAACGGCAAGCGGTGTTGACCAAGTAAATACAAACTTTACCGTTAATGCAGCCGCAACAGAAACATCTAGCGGCATTGATTCTGCATCTTCTGTGGCGGTATTTAAAGCCGCAGTATCCGAAGCAAGTAGTGGACTGGATGACATTAGCGCTTTACAAACATTTGCCACCAATGTTGCGGAGACGGGATCGGGGTCCGATCAAATAAACGCTGCCCAGACCTTTATTACTTCCATTACCGAAACCGCCTCTGGGGTAGATCAGGCAAGTACTAGTTTTACAGTTAACTCCAATACCTCAGAAGCAGCATCTGGAGTTGATTCCGCATCTTCAGTTGCAGTATTTATAACAAATATTAATGAGGCCGGTTCCGGGGTTGATGCTGCAAGTACCAAACAAGTATTTGCCACCAATATTGCGGAGGCAAGCTCTGGCTTAGACCAGATAAACGCCGCTCAAACTTTTGCCACCGACGTTGCCGAGGCGGGTTCTGGAGTAGATCAGATAGATGCATCACAAAACTTTGCATCTAATATTTCTGAGGTGGCTTCCGGGGTAGACCAAATAAACGCCAGTTTCACCGTTAACTCTGATGTTTTGGAAACCGCATCAGGAGTTGATACCATATCTTCTTTTGCAATATTCCCGACAAGTATTGATGAGGCAGCGTCTGGGATTGATAGCATTTCTTCTGCACAGACATTTGCCACCAATGTTGCGGAAACAGGCTCCGGCCTAGACCAGATAGATGGCGCTCAAACATTTGCCACCAATGTTGCGGAGACAGGATCGGGCTTAGATCAAATAGACGCTGCCCAGACCTTTATTACTTCTATTTCTGAAACAGCCTCTGGCTTAGATGAGGATTCAGTTGCTGCCAGCACCTTTAATGCATTTTCAGAAGAGGCCGCATCCGGCATAGATAGCGTATCCAGCAACGCGGCCTTTGCAACTGACATTAATGAAACGGGTTCTGGGATTGATAGCGTTTCTTCTGCACAAACATTTGTAACAGATGTTTCTGAAACAAGCTCTGGTTTAGATCAAATAGACGCTTCCCAGACCTTTATTACTTCTATTTCTGAAACAGCATCTGGCTTAGATGAGGATTCAGTTGCTGCCAGCACCTTTAATGCATATGCAGTTGAAACAGCGTCTGGGGTGGACTCCGACTCGGTGGCGGCAAGTTTCAACGCCTATTCTGCTGAATCCGCTTCTGGCATAGACGCCACAAGTGCTAAACAAGTGTTTGGGAGTGCTATTGCGGAAACTGCGTCGGGGGTAGATGCTATCTCTGCCGCCCAGCGTTTTGCCTCTGCTGTTACGGAAGCGGCATCCGGCGTAGACCAAGTAGGTTCGGTGCAATCTTATCGCAGTGTGATTTCCGAAACGGCATCTGGGGTGGACTCTGATTCCGTTGCAGCCAGCACATTTAACGCCTACGCCGCTGAAACAGGGGCTGGGGTGGATGCCATAAGTGCCAAACAAGTGTTTGGGAGCGATGTTGCTGAAATTGCGTCGGGGATAGACGCCACAAGTGCTAAACAAACATTTGCCACGGGCATTGCCGAAGCGGCATCAGGGCTAGACGCTCCCTCGGTGGCTGCATCCATATTCAACGCCTCGCTTGCAGAAACCGCCTCTGGCGTGGACTCCATATCCAGCAATTCAATATTTGGCTCAAGCATTGCCGAAGCAGCATCCGGGGTAGACGATATATCTGCAACCCTCATATATGCTTCTGATATTACAGAGTCGGTTTCAGGGGTGGATTCAATCTTTGCCACCCAAGATTTTGCGGTCTTTATTGCCGAAACCGCCAGCGGGCTGGACTCCTTTACTGTGGCGGCCTCTATATTCAACGCCGCATTTACAGACTTTGCGTCCGGCATAGACATCATACAGCCTAACTTTACATACAACATAACCGTCCCAGAAGGGGTGTCGGCATTTGATCAGTTCATTGGCGGGTACCTCTGGAACCCCGTGGATGACACCCAAACCGCCAATTGGAGCAATATTTCTAACACTCAAGCCGCAGGATGGGCTTCAGTAGATGACAATCAGACCGCTAACTGGCAAAATGTGAGCAACACAAATGCACCCGGTTGGGGTTCCGTGAATAACACCCAAAGCCCCTCATGGACCGATGTCCAGACATATTAAGGAACCGACATGGCAACAGCATACACATCACTTTTAGGTTTGGCTCTCCCCGTCACGGGGGAATTGAGCGGTACGTGGGGCGACACGGTAAATAACAGCATCACCTCATTGCTAGACTCAGCAATCGCCGGGACAACCACCCTCTCCTCAGACGCAGATGTGACGCTAACCACCACAACTGGCGCGTCAAACACATCACGACAGGCTATTTTGTTGTGTTCGGGAGCAAGAACGGTTTTACGCACAATCACGGCTCCTGCTCAGTCAAAGATTTACACCATCATTAACACTACGACAGGCGGCTTTTCTGTTAAGTTGGTTGGTGCTGGCCCAACGACAGGTGTGACGATTGTTGCTGGTGAGTCTGCTGTTTGTGCATGGAACGGGTCTGACTTTGTAAAAGTGGCTACCAGCGTTGTTGGCGGCGTGACAAGTGTTGCGGCAACTGTTCCAGCATTCCTGTCTGTTGCTGGTTCACCAATTACAACAAGTGGCACATTGGCTTTAACGTATTCTGGTACAGCGTTGCCTGTTGCCAATGGCGGAACTGGCTTAACCGCAGGAACTTCTGGTGGTGTTCTAGCCTACACCGCCTCTGGAACTTTGGCATCGTCAGGCGCATTGACTCAGTATGGTGTTGTTTACGGTGGCGGTGCTGGTGCGGCCCCTGTGGCTACGGCGGCGGGTACAACTGGGCAGATCCTGACGGCAACAACTGGCGGTG